AATATTTGAATCTCTTTTTTTTTGTAAATCTTTTATTTCTTCTTTGCTAAGAGGTTGTTTATTTAAGTCTCTATCTCTACCATAACCACCTGTAATAGCCATGATCTCTCTGTTCTTTTCTGCTTTACCATATTGCACAATCATATCACAGATTCGTGGAGGTATCACTTCTTGGAAATACCAATAATAATTAGATATATTCATAAGTTATGTTTAATATTGTGTTTAAATTTTTAGAACTATTTGGTGAAAAAGAATATCTATTAGTGGAGGGGAACATTATAAAGTGATTACTTTTTAAAGGTATGTGCCAAGTTCTATTTTTTCTTCTATTATCATCATATTCAATAATACAATTTGTAGATTCTTTTTGCACATCTACTCCATATACCAATGTATAATCAGGTGAATTACGCAAATCTACTGGATCAACTAAATGTCTAACCCAAGATTTTTCTTTTGGATGTATAACATTACCAAATATGTTTTTAGTAACTAAAGTATAATTATATTCAGATCTCCAGTGATCTCTCATATAATCTTGTAACCATTGTAACGGCTGAGAAAAAGGAACAACATAATCATTAAAAGCATAAGTTTTTGAGTTTTTGTTAAATCTATTTTCATTTACATAAGATTTTAAAATATCGTTTTTTATTGTATTGCGATCAATTTCAAAACCTTTTGGCATTTTAATCTCACCGTAATATAAATCTACTTCTGTTAATACTTTCTTATGCATACCTATCTAGTATGTAATAAATCCCAATAATGATGTCAAGTGGATTATATAGCTGTTTTATCCCAAGCGCCTGTAGATTCATTCCACGCATAATAATGCGTGCCTTTTTCCTCTTCAGATAATTCTGGAGCATCACCAACTGGTGACTGCCATCTTGCTTCTGCCACATTTAGAACCCAACTAGCGTAAGGTTTTTTGTTAATGAAAATATCATTATCGTCATCATAGGTCATACCTATACCTGCGTAGTTACCTCTTAAAGGCGTTCCGCCATCTCTGTGTTGTCCGCCATATGTATTGTAAGATGTTTTTTTCCAAAGAGGCCAGTTGTGGATTCTTTGTAAAAACTGTCTTCCTACTTCTTCATCTTCAATACCATCAGCATTTTGACAATCAGTATTGGCTACGACTTCAACGCCGATAACTTTACTATTTATTCCTAATTTTGCGTAATGTGCCATAATGTTCTCCTTATATATTATTTATTAATCTAGTTCAACTACTTAAATCTATACCTTATTAAAACTATACCTGAACCACCTGCTAGTCCATTAGCATTGTTTTTTGAACCTGCACCACCACCTGTGTTTACAGTTCCAGCAGTTCTACATTGTGGTGAACCACAACCTGATCCATTCCCACCACCACCTGCACCACCTGGAACATTAGCATTAGTACAAGCAGCACCAGCTCCTCCACCAGCAAAAAATCTTCCTGCTACTGGACCTGGTGTTCCATAACTTGGAGCTGTTGGTCCAAACCAACCAGTTGGTACAAAAGTACCATCTCCTCCATCACCACCAGTATTAGGATATGATCCGTCTGTTCCTGCATCAACTGCACCACCGCCACCACCAAAACCTCTTGAACCTAAACCTGGACCTGGTCCACTAGAATCTCCACCATCTGTTCCTTGTGCTGGACTTACAGGAGGAGTATTACCAGAACCGCCTGTAGCGTTACCAGCTCCACCGCCACCGCCTGAACCTCCATCTCTTGCTCCACCTGAAGTGTTATAGTTTCCACCGCCACCACCTCCAGCAGATGTAATAGTTGAAAATACTGAAGCCGCTCCTGTTGTAGCAGGTTGAGTTGCTCCATCTGAATCACCACCTACTCCACCAGCACCAACTGTTACTGGATAAGCTTGAACTGATACAGGTAAAGTTGCAGGGCCATTAGCAGGACTTACAGGTGAACAGGCATTAAAACCTCTCCAACCTCCAGCTCCACCACCACCGCCTGATCTACCTGATCCTCCACCACCTGCTACCACCATATATTGAACCACATCGTTAGCTGGTGCACATGCTAAAGCTGAAACTGTAAAAGTTCCGCTTGATGTAAATACGTGTGTTTTAAAATTACCACAAGTTAAAGTTGCGTTTCCTCCTGAAGCGCATAAAAATCCTTCTGTTAATCCTGCACCTGTTAGTGAACCTGTAAATACTACTCTCCATCCTTCTGTAGCATCAACGTATATAAATTGAGCTGTTGTATTATCTTTAGCAAGAACAAAATCACTTGCTGCACCATTTATATTTGATCCATTTCTTACAATAGTTAAATTATTATTAGCAAAAGTTCCTGTATAGTCAGATACAGCTATTACATTACCAGCGCTTGGTGAAGCAGGTAAAGTAATATTAAATGCACTAGAAGATGTATCTGCAAAATAACCTCGCCCAGTAACTGCTGGACCTGGGTCAGCTGTAATTTTTGTTGTTTGCCATGAAACTTGTCCTACAACATCAGGAGTTATGGTGCTAGTTGCACCACAAGCTAATTGCACTGTTGTGCCGGACTTACCTAACGTAAGTGTGCTTCCTGTTCTGTTTTCTACTGTGTTTACTTTAATTGTACTCATAATTATTGAAATTTATATCTTATTACTACCACTCCTGAACCACCTGTTCCAGCTCCACCACCAGCTCCACCACCTGTGTTAGCTGTACCATTTCTTGATGGACCTGGTGCTCCTCCTGGTGCACCTCCGCCAGTTCCTCCAGTACCATTACTTGAGCAAGTGTAAGTTCTGCCACCTCCTCCTCCAGCTCTTACAACTGCTGATCCTGATATTTCACTTGATGCTCCTGCACCACCATTTCCTGAAGCAGAGGTTGTTCCGGTAACACCTGCTGCTGTTGCTCCACCTCCCCCTCCAGAACCTAATTGTGGGAATGCTCCAGGACCAGAACCATTACCACCATTGTTTCCTTGAGGTGGACTTACTGGTGGAGTGTTACCTGCACCACCGGGATTACCTGAAGTTCCTGATGCTCCACCACCACCTGAACCACCAGCTTGACCAGTTGCAACTGGTCCACCACCTGTTGAATCTCCACTTTTACCGCCACCAGCACTTGTTATACTTGAAAAAATAGAACTAGAACCATTTGCTGCACAAGCAAAATCACCTCCTACACCTCCCCCACCTACTGTAACTGGAAAGGACCCTACTGAAATAGGTAATCCTGCTGGAGCCACTAGTGGACTAGCAGTATAAGGTGTTGCCGGGGTTTTACCTTCACGAAAACCACCTGCACCTGCACCTCCACCAATATTATTAGAAGCTCCACCTCCTCCTGCAACAACAAGATAAGATACATTATTGTTGGCTGGTGTGGGTGCTGTGCACACTGTGAATGTGCTTGATGAATTAAATGTGTGTATTTTAAAATCTCCCGAAGTTGTTATAGTTCCTCCAGAAGCAACTATAAAAGTAGGCACGCCTGAAACATTAGAAGTTGAATCATGAATATCTTGCCAACCTTTAGTTCCATCAACATATATTAAAGTTACTGATTGTGCTTTTGTATTTAAAGTAGCATTAAAACAACCACCATTAATCTTTGATCCGTTTCTACAAATTGAAACTGCATTACAAGCCCAAGTTCCTGCATAATCTTTAAATGCAACAATATCACCAGCAGAGGGTGAACTTGGAAGTGTTACTGTAATCCCACCTGACGTAGTGTTAACAAAAAATCCATCTCCATTAACAGCGGTAAATGGACCTGTTTTAGCAGTCGTACACCAATCAACTGTACCAGTTCTTCCAAAACCTGTCTGTGTTGCACCACAACCTAAAACTACACTAGCTCCACTTGAACCAAGTGTGATTGTAGATCCACATTTTTTTATAAGATTAGATCCATCTGAAACTTTTTGTATATTATCTACTTTAATTGTACTTGTCATAATTAATTTTGAAATTTATATCTTAATATTACTATACCTGATCCTCCTGATCCACCTACAGTAATTGGTATTCCAGGACCACCTGCTGATCCTCCGCCACCACCACCAGTATTCGCTGTTCCATTTTGTGCATTTGTTGTACAACCTGCACCATTACCACCACCTCCAGTACCGCCAGCACCTTTAGTAGCTGTGCCAGGTGATGTACCACCGCCTCCGCCACCAGCTCTTGCGACTGGTGAACCTGTTATAGAAGAAGTTGCACCTGCACCTCCTGCTCCACCTGCGTTTCCAGGATTTGATGCACCTGCAGCAGTAGCACCTCCACCGCCTCCTGAACCATCACCACCATTAGGTGGGCCTCCAGGGCCACCGTTTGTTCCTTGTGCAGGACTAACTGGTGGTGTATTTCCCGTACCTCCTGCGTATGGTGAATTTCTTCCACCACCACCACCTGAACCGCCTGGATTACCTGCTCCTCTACCACCATATCCTCCAGCTGTTGAAGTAATTGTTGAAAAAACTGAAGGGTTTCCGTTAGAACCTGTTCCTGGTTGTGGAGCTCCAGCTCCACCAGCTCCTATTGTAATCGGGTAAGTTTGTACTGAAACGGGAACACCTGTTGGATTTCTTAATGGTGAACCTGTATAAGTATCATTTGAACCTAAACCTTCTCTATAACCACCAGCTCCAGCTCCAGCAGCACCATCACCACTTCCTCCGCCACCGCCAGCTACGACTACATAAGATACTGTATTTGATCCTGCTGCGTTACCAACAGCAGTAACTTGAAAACATCCACTAGAAGTAAATGTGTGAATTTTAAAATCACCACATTCTGTAATTGATCCGCCAGTAGCAGTAATGTATTCTTTATTTTCTTTTGAACCCTCTTGATCTTGAATAGGCACCCATCCTTGAACTCCATCAACATAAATTAAAGTAACAGCTTCTCTTGCTTGTTTAAGTACACCACAATTACAAGTTCCTTGAAATTTAGAGCCACCTCTACCAATATTAATTTCTTTACACGCAGTAGCAGCCGTTCCTGCATAATCTGCTATAGAAACAATATCGCCTGCTGATGGTGAGCTTGGAAGAGTAACTGTCACAGCTCCACTAGTTGTGTTTATAAAATAACCTTTTCCTGATTCTACAGTTAAAGGACTTGTTTTTACAGTTGTACACCAGTCCACTGTTCCTGTTCTACCAAATCCAGTTTGTGTAGCACCAGATCCTAAAGTTACAGCAGTTCCTGGACCTCCTAATGTAAGGGTAGAACCACTTTGTTTAACTATTTCATCTACTTCTATTTTAGACAACGACTAATACTCCTGTTACTGTTATTGTACCAGGCACAGTAATAGGTCCTGCAAGAACACCGTTCTCAACAGTTTGTGTGCCATCAATAGTACCTGCTTGATTATTAATAAATTCATTAGGCCCTGTAGAGCCTCCTATGTATTGGATTCCATTTACTACTGCCGTCATAATTACTCCTACGTACTAATATCGTCTATGAATGAAGTGACAATATCTAAACTAGAAGCAGTATTACTATTAGCTTTTAATATATCACCATTCTTTAAAACAATTTTTGCTCCGCCTTGAATTAGTTCAATTGCACTGTTAGGTGGAACTGAAACGTCTTTTGCAATAAAATGATCATTACTGCTATTTTCAATAAAGACGTCAACTAAAATAGTAGAGGCAGAAACATTACAACATCTGATACCAATAACTGCATCGAAGTCTCCTCCAGTTACTAAAGTAACTTCTGATGTTCCGACGTTTCTTTGTAAATTGTTTCTAAAATTTTGTGCCATAATTTATTCCTTTATAATGCAACAGCCATAGCAAGTGCAAAACCTGCTGAAGCCGCTCCTACTGGTGTTCCATCTGCATCCAGAAAAACAGATTTGTCAGCTGGTAGTGTGCAAAATACATCTTTAGTGCCTGAACTAAAATCAACAACATTATCAGAATTAGAACTACTAAAAATTGTAGCTCCTGATCCTCTTGTTATATTTGCACTCGATGCGTCTAGTGTACCTAAACCAACTTCAAATTCACTTGTCCCTTGATTAAATATACAATAATAAGTTGTATTGTTGTTTCCAATACCTTGTGCAAAAGTTTCAAAACCAGTTACAGCTGAACCAAGTGCAAACGCACCTGTGCCTGTAGTTGTACTTGTTACTTTTACTCTATCATTTATTACTAACGCCATTTAATCTCCTTATGATGTTATACTTATAATCGCATTACTTGGTGTAGAAGGATCAGGATACGAAATTGTAAAAGTTCCGTTTGTCGCTGTCTTGTTACCACCAAAATCTAAAACTACACACAATTTATTAGAAGCACTTGTATTATAAATAGCTGCAAATGCTGCTGTAAAAGTTGCACTAGCAAAAGTTGTGTCCGCAAAATCAATTGCAGTTGTAGCAGTTGTTGCCGTAACTGTTTGACTTGTTAATTCTTTTCCTCCAGCTGGATAGTTACTACCACCTGAAGAACTAACTTCACTTGTAGCTGTAAACGCCGTGCTTGATGTTGTGTATGGATTAGCTGTGTACAATGCTATTTTAAAAGTGTTACCACCAGAACTAAAATTATGCGTTCCTGATGCTAGTTCACCTTTAAATGCGAATGGTACTATGTTTGCCATGTGTTATCTCCTTATTTATTGCTTGATGGATTTTTAGATTCAAGAACGGTACGAATAACTCCATCTGCATATTCGTCTCGGCGTCTTCGACCTTGTTGTTCGATCGCATACGATAATAAAGCTTTTTCATAAGCTTGTGAGTAGTATTGTAACATATCTGCGGGTCCTTTCAAGTACCCATATGCGTTTACCAAACAAGCATATAAAAGTAAATCTTGATATTTGTTAGATAGAAATGTTCCTGTTCCGCTCACGGAAGCATCTGTGAGACTAACTGGTTCTTTGTTATATGCTAATGTAATTTCGTATGTTTTATCAGGTGTTGGTGCTAATACCCAAAACTCTTCATCCCAATTAGCATAATATTTAGGTATATCGACAGCAGAAGTTCCAGGGGTAGAATAATACTCTGCTATAAAACTAGTGTCTCTTTGCTCTAAATAATATTGATTACCAGCAGTGTCCTTTAACTGAACATATCTAATAAGTCTTAAATCAGCAGGAATAGTCACATATCTGTTTCCAACAATACAATTAGAGGTCGCGTAATGTCTATCTTGATCTGAGTCAACTTCTCTATAAATTTTATTTTCTGCGTTTTTAATTAAAGTATTTAAAACAGAAGAGGTAAATACATTATCTCCAACCTCTGTATATCCTTTAATATCGTCTTGTAAATTTGTAAGTGTATATGCCATTATCCGTTTACTACCTCTAATGTTACTGGTCCAGCCGATGTGTTGTCTCCACCTCCTGATATACCACCTGTTGTAGCGGTGCTTGCGCTAGTGATGTAAAAATAATTTATTGGATCTGTTAAAGGATCTGATGTTGTTGCTCCTGTAACGTTTCCTGCAGAATCTATTTGACCTAATGCAATTGTAAATCCATTTGCATTATTTAAATCACTTACATTATCAAATGTTGGAATATTTATAAAAGCTTGTAAATTTCTTTGATCAGCTTCGTCTGCTCCACCTGCACCTGGTGTTGTTACAACAGGGGGTCCTCTAAATCTTACAATTGATCCTGCAGCTCTTTGATGATCCTCTGAAAAAACATTAACATAAGTTGTTCCACCAACTTTAACAGTTGTAAAAGGATTATTGTTTAAAAGTATTAAACTTGTTTTTGATGCTGGTTTAGGTCTTGGATTAAATAAAGCTTGTGGATCAGAACCAACTGGTTTTGGTTCTAATTGTGGTTGCTTAGCTTCAAACTCTGATGTGTGAACTAAAGAACCATTCCATTCTCTAACCATTTCTCTATATGGAAATTGTAATCCAGATCTATCTGATATAGCTTTTGCGTATTTTCCTGCTGCGTATTTAGGCATTATACTCCATCTCCATAAAATGTTTGTGGTGAAATGAAACTAGATGTACCTTGATTATCTGCATCAAGTGCTCTTAACATTTCACTTTCATAAATTCTTTCAAGTTCTTGTGTTCTTTCAGGTGATACTTTCATACTTAAATAATAAGAAAGCCCTGAAATCATACAAGGATAAAATCTGTTAACTACGTCGGATGTAAAATTATAAGCTCCGACATCTTGTATTCTAGCTAAATAATAAAAACAAAATTGAAAATTACTTGGTGTTGTAGAGTCAGATACGCTTGAACTTGGTGTTGTGTATAAAAATATACTTGGATTTAATTTTCTCTCTACATAATATTGTGATGGTGTTCCTTTAGCTAATTTGTTTGGTGTTTGTGAATACTGTGATCTATCTATTTTAGTTAATGCAATATCTTGCGGTGCTGTAGCATCAGAATTATTTCTATAATAAGCTTCTAAAACTTGATCTATATCCTCAGGAAAATTAGTTGAGTCTGATGCAAAGTTATATTCTGCCTGACCCTCTACTAATGGAACTTTTGCAAGTTTTACTTTCCATAGATGAATACCTCTGTTGCCCCATTCAGAAAATAACAAATTTAAAGATCTTCTAGCAGATCTTAGTTGATACCCAGTTCTAGTTCCTAAAACACCTGTTCTTTCATAAGCTTCTTCTATGATATCATCAATTTGTGGGTTAAATTCTGTTTCACCAGAAGTTGGTGCAATCGTCAGAGCATTATTACCCATGCCGCTGTGATTAATACAATAATAAAATAGATAAGGTGCTCCAGTTAGTTTAACCGGGGCAACCACAATAGTAGTTTTACCATCAGTTCCTGGAGTTCCTGTTACTGTTACACCTGTTGTGTATTCAGTTCCTCCGCCCCAAGTTCCATTATCTGTTGTAGAAAAAGCAAGACGATGTGTTTCGTTTGTTGAATCAGATTGATCAAATATGTAAGTGTTGCCTTCTTGTAAGTATAGTACAACATTAGCCTCTCCGTTAATATAGTATTTATTACCGGTTCCATATTTGTTTGTCCCCGTTGCTACGGTTACTTTGTAAGTTATAGTAGCCATTTATAATCCTAGCCGTGTAGCAATGTTACCGAAGTAGCTGTTGTTGCAATCTCAAACTTCAAAGATGTTTGTGCTCTAAAACCTGTGCCTGGAAACTGCATGTATGTAGTAGATGCAGGACCATTAGTTGTATTAGTAGCTGGAATTAAAAATTCAGCTAACACAGTCGTATTATCTTTTATCTTAACTGTAGTTGCGGCTTGGCCACCTTCTTTAGATACATAAAGACCTAAAGCTCTGCCGGGTGCTCCTGTGCCAACTGCGTTGTGAACTGCTACGGTTGAAGCTGTTGTTGATTTAATATCTACTGGATATGTACTCATTAATTTTTCTCCTATTGGTGCGGGTGAGTATTAAGATCAATAAGTCTTAAAATTTCTCACCCACGTAATCATTTATTAGTCAGTATGATTTATTCCTTGTGAATAAACAATACACACTCTAGCTTTACCAGCACTTGACGCTGATCCAGATGGAACGTATTTTGCTGCTATACGAACGTCAGTATTTCCGACATTTTTCCATGCAAGACATTGAGCAGTCGCTCCAAGAGCAACTGTTCCTAGTGTTCCCACTTCAGCATTATCAATAAATTTGTCAGAGTCACCCACAATACCAACATCTAATTTATTAGTTGTTCCAGCATTGAAAGCTACCTCAACATTAACAAAAATATTTTTAATGTGTGATTTAGCAGGAATTACCACTGTCTCACTTGTATCAGTAGTATCGCTATTAGAAATGTGAAATGATTGTACCATTGCCACATGTCCAGTGTTTTTTACATTATCCCCAACTGTAGTACCAGTTGTGTTTGAAATCGTTCCCGCTTTAATCGGTCCCGAAAATGTAGTTGAAGCC